TTGTAATTCAAAGGGCTATGTCCGCAGCTATACTAAGTGGTAAGGCAAAGAGAGAACTTAGAGAGTTTTATTATACCTTAAGGACTACTCCAGAGTTGGTTAAGCCTTTCATTACAGGAAACCCAGACAACATATATCCTATGACCCTTGGGGCTATTAACGATTTAGAGATACTATGTGATATTAATAGGGACACCTTCACTATGGGAAACTTAAGCAAGGGCTTTATCTATTACTTCCACTCTCCAGTATTTGGACATAAGGAACGAAAGGTAGCCTTTACTGAAGTAATAGCTAGGACTATTATGAAGCCAGAGAAGGAAGAGGAATGGCAGTGTGGTGCATGTGAGAATATTATTGTTGTTGAGAAGAATGCTGCAGCTAACCGGTTAGTAGAGCTAGGTATATCTGAGTTTACTAACTCTATTATAGTAACTGTAGGTGGAAACTTTAGTCGGGCTATATGGGAATTAGCTTCTAGGTTCAAGGATGATAAAAATATGGTATTTCTAGCGGATGCTGATGCTTATGGAGTAGACATGCTAAGGACTATTCAAGTAGGTACAGAGGCTAGTAGACACTTAAGCTATAAATTCCCGCCTAGCCAACATCCTAAAGTATATCTAGCTGGCTTCTATCCTTCTATTGGAGAAAGTCTAAACTTACCTAATGACATAGAACAGAAAAGACCACTACAAAATCCTTATGTTAGGCAGCGGGTAAACTTCCTTATGACCTATGGGTTACTAGATAAGAAGGACTATGACACGTGGGCTAGGGATAAGACCTATGAACTAGAGTCTCTTTCTGCTGGTTTTGAGAATGATAAGGGTGAACCCATAGGTCTTGGTATCTATCTAGTAGAATATATGAGACTATTTGGAATACCAGTTAAACCGCCAATGCCTCCGGATCTTGAGCTTAAGAAAGAGTTTGATGAAGCGGCTAAAGAAGAACTAAAGAGAGAGATAGACGAGCAGATAGCTTATCCTAAGTTCTTCTGGGACTATTATCATTGGCTAACTGAACTAAAGGAAACACTCAAGTCAGATATATATGAGCAGATGCTACCGGCCTATGAGAAAGCTCTAGCTGAGATTGGACCTAAAGAGATTAAGTATCATATATGGAAGCAGTTTGAAGAGAATCCAAAGAGGGCTAGTTATGACCTAGCAGCAATAGCACATAAGATAAAGACTAAGTTTGACATAATAATACACTGGGCTTTAGAGAAGTTTGAGGATGCTCTTAAAGAAGCTAAAGAAGATTATGAGGGACCAGAGCCAGAGCTAGATACTAACTTTAAGCCTATACATAATGAAGAGAACTATGACCCTAACGGTTATGACCTAATAGAGAAGCGGATTGGGGCTAAAGATAAAGATGTTACTAAAGTTAGGCAAGCACTATTGACTAGGTTCATGGGTGATCCTAGAATAAAGGAGACTGAATAAAATGAAGATGTACAAAACAGTAGAACGATTAGATGAAGCCGGTTGGCATAAAGTAGAAATAGAAGTTGAGGCCGGCTTCGATGATGCTGGGTATTATGAGATAAAGAGGGATAAGGATGCAATTTAAAACTATTGATGGAAGCTATAAGTGGCCAGAGGTAGTAGCATTAAGGGCTACGCTAACCTATTCACAGTATGTCTCTTGCCGGAATGAATATAGTGTTATAGAACATGAGAGGAAGGATGCTACTATAGAACTATGGCTTGTTGGTAAGTTGCTTATTTACCAGAGCGATGAGGAAATGAATGCTCATATGAAGGAAGAAAAACAGAAAGATTCTTATGTAAGGTAAAAGAAGGTGATAAGGTGGTACGATTAAATATTGGAATACATACCTTTCTAAGTCAAGACGCTCTAGATGCTGTATTAAAGAGTATGCTATTGAAGCAATATGACTTTAGTGCTGAGGCTAGAGAGGAACACGACAAAGATGTAATATTCAGGGATGGAGTAAAGATTAAATCTACTGAAGAAGAAAGAGCTAGTTATTGGAGCAGTATAATACAGACACCTAGAAAGAAACTTAGACCTATTAGTGAAGGTGAAGAGGTAGCTAATATATGGATAAAGTAAATACAACAGAGTTAGGGTATAAGATAGAACATCTAGGTTGGGCTAGAAACCAGATTCATAGGGATTATATAGCTCACTGTCTAAGATGGCAATATGTACTAAGACATGTAAAGAGAGGAATGAATATTATAGATATAGGCTGTGGCTCTTTTCCTTTACTTAAGGCTCTATATTCTAATAAGCTTAAACCTAACCTTTATGTAGGTATAGATATTAGGAAAGCTGAAATAGAAAAGCTAATGCAATTTAAAACTAACTTTACTGTAATAGGTTGCCAGATTGATATAAGAGTTAATCCTTTACCTAGTATTAGAAATATAACCTTTAGTACCGATAGAACTGATGGATGGAATAACTATGATATAGCAGTATGCTTAGAGGTAGTAGAACATTTTGAGGCTGAATATATTACTCATGTACTAAACCAGATTAGAAGAGTTCTTAAGCCTAATGGTTTATTATTTTTATCTACTCCTAACTATGATGCTAAGGTAGGAATGGCTAAAGCTCATATACATGAGTACACTGATGAAGAGTTAAAGAGTTATCTTAGGCAATTCTTTACTATAGAAAAGGCTATAGGTATATTTGCTAGCCAGAAGGATATAGAGCTAGTGCTTACTAGGGCTGAGAAGGAAGTTTATGACGAATTAAAGCCATGGTTCAGTCCGGACATACTGTCTACTATCTTTAGTTCTACTCATCCATATCAGAGTAGGAATATATTATGGGTTTGTAGGAAGGATTAAATGAGCTGCAATGAAGTTAAGGTAAAGATAGGCATGATATTAGTAGCTGTTGGATTCATACTAGAGGTTTATGTAATTTACCGGTTAATGGTAGGGATATAAACGACTAGCTTAAGATGTCCAAAATGTGCTAGAGAAGGAAAGAAAGGGAGACTAAGAATAGAGAAAATAAACAAGTTTGATAAGCCGGTTGTTCCAACATATAAATGTAAAAAGTGTAGTAGAAGATATTTTAAGGTGAATAGGCAGTGGAGAAGTTTCTAAGTAAAGATCAAGCTTTCTATAAGCTAGTAGAGGAAGTAAGTAAGTGCAAAGCTTGTAAACTTTGTGGTCTATGTCAACATAGGTGTCCGGGGCTAGGAAACTTGAATGCTAAAGTAATGTTTATAGGAGAAGCGCCCGGTAGAGTAGATAACCCAGAGCTTAGAAGTTTACCCTTTGTTGGTAATAAGTCTAGTGATCTACTCTTAGAATGTATATACTCTAATTGGGAGTATGGATATGATGATGTTTATATTACTAATGTAGTTAAGTGTAACCCACCCATGAATAGGAAACCAGAAGATGAAGAGATATATGCTTGTACTAAGTTTCTTAAGGAAGAGATTAAGCTAGTGGACCCGAAGATAATAGTATGTCTAGGAAGGACAGCAGCCAATTGGTTTGGTATAAGAGAAGGTTTAAATAGCTGTTTAGATAAAGAGTATAAGTGGGAAGGGCGCTTGGTTAAGGTCTTGTACCACCCAGCATACGTTCTACGTTTTGGGAATCAAGCAGCCCTTCAATATTTAGCTTTATTTAAACTAATGAAAAAGAGGATTAATAAAATATGTTAGTTATAATTGAAGGTGTCGATGGGACAGGAAAAACGACATTAATAGAAGGGCTTAAGAGGTTCTTTTCTAGACCAATATACATAATAAACTATAGCTATCCTACCGGCTGGCATATGAATATAGAGGCTGGAATTGCTAGAGGGGAATACTTAGCTAGTATTAGGATATTCAAGGAGATACTATCTAAGCAGCCAGATGCAATAATAATATGTGATCGGTTCCACTTAGGAGAGTATGCTTACGGACCGGTTAAGAGGGGCTATCCAGAGTGGTTAGCAGAGAAGACCTTTGAAATAGAGGACGAGCTAATAAAAGAACTAGGTAAAGAGAATATCCGGTTAATAGTAATGGGTATGTCTAAACCAGAGATAGCTTTAGAGCGGTCTAATAGGAAGGGTGAGTATCTGAAGGAACTTGATGAGTATAAGATGGTTAACAATAGATATGGTACGGCCTGTGGTATAACTAAGTTACCTTACCTTGTAGTTCATGCTGATATATTTGGTAGGTATCAAGTCCTTGACCGTGTTATCAATTTTATAACTGAGGAATATACTTGATGGATGAGTTTGGAGAATATCTAAGGCAACAAGCACTTAATACTATAAGAGACGTTACTCTAATATGCATAGGGATAGTATTGGTTATACTAGCAGTAAGTTTCATATTCTATTATTTGGAGAGAAAGTAAATGGAGCAATTTAAAGGGAATAATATTCCGGGTCTATATACCAGAATTTTAGAGAAAATATTGAATGATGGGAAAGAAGTGGGTCCAAGAGGATTAAAGACTAAAGAACTATCACCGGTATGCATAGAGGTTACTGATCCTAGACGTAGACTATTTGGACACCCTTACCGTAAGGATGTTAGCATATTTACCTATATTGAAGGTCTGTGGATGCTGAAGGGTGAGGCTAGACCGGATAGATTAGTTAGGTATGTACCGGCTATGGCTAACTTTACTAATGAAGCTACTAAGGGATTAGATGGGGCATATGGACCGGCTATAAACCTTACTAAGTATGGCTATAAGATAAACCAGTGGGAGAATGCATATAATAGATTGACTATGGATCCAGATACTAGACAAGCTATAATAATGATTAACCAACCAACTATTCACCAATTACCGAGTAAGGACTACCCATGTACACTAAGCTTTCAGTTCTTACTTAGGAATAAACTATTAGATATGATAGTTACTATGAGAAGCCAAGATGCATGGTTAGGTCTAATCTATGATACCGGAGAGTTTCAATGGTTCCAAGAGATAATGGCCGGTTGGCTAGGTGTAGGGCTAGGAAGGTATATTCATATTGATGGTAGCTTACATCTCTATGAGAGGGACTGGGTTAAAGCTAGAGAGGTAGTAGATAATGATGCTAACTTTAGTGTTTATGACAAAGCTGCTGTACTAGATGCTAGGGTATCTAAGGACCAGTTTGATAGTACACTAGAAACTCTAGCTCTATGGGAAACTAGTTGCAGGGCTGGTAAGTTTGAGGCTGTAGTCTCTAGAAGACCTAGCGGGTTACTATGGAAAGATAATAAGTTCTATATGAACCTAGTAACTATGATAATGGCTTATAACTTTAGATTGGAAGGGTACAAACTAGAGGCTTATGAGCTAGTACAATACAATAGGTCTGACTTAGGGATTATCTATGAACAGAGGTGGAGACCGCAATGAAGATAAGATTAAGAATAGATACCCGTAGTATATTTACATCTATCTTACTTGCATTAGTATTGGTTGCGATAGATGAGCCTTGGTACTGCTGGGTAGTATTTGCCTTTACCATTATAGGAATAAATATATCTAGGTGAAAAGGCTATGGAAGAGACTGAAGCACCAAATCACTATTGTTATTGCATCGTTCCTATATACAGAATTAGAAAGGATAAATATGGATATTATGGGGTATGTGAACTATGCGGTGGTCTTCTAGTTGCTCAGTGATCTAGAGATAAAGAAGCTTCTTAAAGGTGGTCAATTAAATATCTACCACTTTAATGAGAAGAGATTGGGTCCGGTGAGCTATGATATTTTTACTAGGCTAGAGAAAGAGGATGAAGAGAGTCTCTATTTAGTATCTGAGGAAATCTTTATTTTACCTAGAGATATAGCCGGTATAGTATGCCTTAGAAGTAATAGTAGCAAACGAAGCAGTCCGGTAGTAGCCTCATATAGTCAGCTAGTTGATCCGGGATATGAAGGTAAGTTGATATTTAGGGTGTTGAAGTTGAAATATCCTATTGGAAACTTAACCAATTTATTCCAAATATTATTCTTTAGGGTAGATGGTAAAGTTGGTACATCTTATGATGAGAGGAAGACGAGCACTGCAATTGGTAGAAAGGGCTTTTAGAGATAAAGCCTTAAGGAAGACCCTAGTGTATAGGGTGCTGGGGGTAGCTAGTGGCTTTACTATAAGCTATCTTATGTTTAGAACCTTAGAGACTTGCCTAGAACTTACAATAGTTATAGAGGCTTTCCACTCGGCTTTATATTATGTAATGGAGCGTTTCTGGAAGTGAATTACTCGGTTAGACTACCTAATGAAGATGGAGAAGCTTGTATAAAAGGTACTTTAGTAATTCTTGTTCGTAGAGAAATAATACTTAGGGAACATAAGACATTTGGGGTTAAGCGGTGGAGAGCTAAGACGGAAGATTTAATGGTTGAGATATTAACACATGAGGTTTTACATTTAGTAATATTGGATCTTGAGGGTGAGATAGCTTCTACAGCTTTAGATAATATATGTGGTTGGGATTCTTACCATCCAATAATAGAATTTGGTAAGCTGTCTAAATGTCAAACAAGTTAATAGAAAGACTTATAAACTCTGGTGTGCATAGTATAGTAATGCTTACTCCAAGGCCAAGGGGTAAGTTGTACTCTCTCTATAGCGGTTAGGTGGACGCTTGATAGAGAGGGATTAATGCCACCGTAAGTATATCATCTCGAGAAACTGACCGCTACTCAACGGATCAAGGCTCGAGCGGTAGTAGAAGAATCCCGACGGGGATTAAATCAATGAGCCTACTACCGTATTTAATATTTATCTGGTGTTAAGATGGAAAGTAAATTCTATATCATAAGTGAAATAATTAAGAATAGGCTGAAGGAACTGCTGCCACAATTTAGTCCTAGTGGTATAGACAATAAGCTTTTTGTTACAAGTGTAGAAGATTTTATTAACTATCTTAAGTTCTTATGGGATGGGAAACTTAGAGATTCTCAAGCACCGGCTAATATAGATAGTACAGATGAACCCTTAACTGGAAGAGACTTACATGAAGTATTTATGGAGTGGCTAGAGAGCTGCCCAGAAGCTACTAAGGAAGAAATAGACGCTTGGGTTAGTCTATGGTTATGTAAGTGGAAGGCTAGAGTACAGATACTATTTGGTGAAGAGAATATACACAATAGAAACTTTAACCAGATGCAAGATGTAATAAAGAAGCATGATCCTATGGGATTCCAAGAAGAAAAGATGTATAGAGAACCGGTGATATTTACTCTTATTAGTAATAGTGAGATAGTAGGTACAGAGATACTAGCTAAGGTTATTATTAATAAAGCTTATAGTAAGCTGAAGTCAAGACCTAGAGAGGTAAGAGAAAAGCTACAGTTTCTTAATGAGTGTATGAGAGAAGCTAAAGATATGAGTACAGTCAGTGGTAAGAGGATATTTATATCAGTTAAAAATTTTAAATGGTCTGTTAGTACATGAGAAGATATATGTTTATAGGGCTACTAATAGAATGGCTAGTGTTTACTTTAATATTAATGACCTTAGTAGATTTGACTATTCAAGTAGCTTTATCTATCTGGATGTTTTGTATAATCTTAGGTATAATAAGAATATGGGAATTGGTGAATGATGAAGACAAGAAGAAAATGTAAGAGTTGTGGGCAGTTTAAATGGTTCACTATTCCTAAGACAGAAGGGGGTACTAAGAAGTTAGAATATAGTCTCTGTCAAAGGTGTAGGAATAGACTAACAATGTTTAAACAAAGAAATCCATGGTTGTTCAAAAAGAAACGTTTAAGTAAGTCAAAGAGTATAGTATAGGTAGGGATATTTTGAGAGCAGTTGTTTTTTATGCCACGTATGGTCATTGGTCTAAGAGTCTACTAAATGCTGGTATTCCTCTAAGGTCTCATTATCAACCGGATATTAGTATAGATCCAGAAAATAGAATGGAGCAAGATAAACTTTCTAATATGATACTAACTATGAATTTTCCTAATATACCAATTCAAAAACCATTTAAGCCTATAGAGTTACATGATCCTATAGAACTTTTTGATAATATAAACCTTATGGTAGGTAGCCCACCATGCATAGGTTTTAGTCGCGTTAACCCTAACGCTAGGGAAGATCATCCGGCTAACAAGCATACTCTTAATTTTGCTAATTGGGTAGTGAAGGTAATACCTAAGTATTTCTTAATGGAGATGGTCCCGAATATACTAACAACCGGTAAATCTATTTGGGGAAAGTTCAGGGATATAGTTAGACCGTATTACATTATTGATTATTGTATAATGGAAGCCTCTGAATATGGAGCGGCTCAAAAGAGAAAGAGGCTTTATGTATGGGGCAGAAGAAAAGATTTACCTAGAATAGAATCTCCATTATGTAGTTTACCTAAGAAGAAAGCTCTTACTATAGGAGAACTATTATTAGAAGGATTATCAGCTAAGTTTGATATGTATATACCAGATGGTAAGCAGCTTATGAGTATGTATAAGAAAGATGGGACCGGTTTAAGCGCTGGACCATTTAGTTTACTTAGTACAGAAGAGAAGAGAAGAAAGAGAACCTTAAAGTTTTTTGGACAGATGTACACTATAGTAGGTACTTCAGTATGTAATTGTCTTCATCCTTCTGGTAGGCGTTTCTTATCTATACCAGAAATAAAGTTGTTGATGGGCTTCCCGGTAGATTATAAGTTACCGGCTAAACTAAACGCTCAGCAAGCATGTAGGGTGATAGCCTCTGGTGTAGATGTTAGGTTTGCTAGTTATCTATTAGAACATATAAGGGATGTAATAGAAGAATGAGCCTAGAAGATAAACATAAATGTCCTAAGTGTGGAAGTAACAATACTGGAATGTACCATAAGCCAGATCGATATATGTGTAAGGATTGTGGTAAGAGCTTTAGAGAACCTATACTAACTGATAGTGAGATAGTTGTTAAAGCTATAGAAGGTCTAACTAGATTAGAGGTTAGCCTAAAGACTAAGGAAGACCGGATCCGACTAATACCTCTAGGAGATATTCATGTTGGAGCGCCCAAGGGTCAATGCGATTGGGGTAAGGTTAAGAGGGACTTAGACTATATACTGAATACTCCAGATACCTATATGCTAGGCATGGGTGATTATATGGATTGTGCTAAGAAGATGGTACCACAGCACGGTCCGAATATCTATGCATCTAGCCTAACACCAATGGAACAATATAACTTAATAGAGGAAGCCTTTAAGCCGTTAGCTAAGAAAGATAAGATATTAGGTTTACATGCTGGTAACCATGAGGAGTGGATTATGGAGCAGAGCGGTATAAGGGTAATAGACCTATTATGTAGAAGTCTTAATGTACCATTCTTAGGTTATGGTTGTGATCTAATACTAAACATTAACAAGCAGAGATACTTAGGGTATTCTCAACATGGATCTAGCAATGCTAGAATGAAACATACTAAGCTAGGAGCACTAATAGCAGCTACTAAAGATACATTTGCTGAGTTATTCTTATACGGGCATACCCATCAGATAGGAGTACAGAAGGGTGGAAAGAGGTTTAATGGTAAGCAGATGAAAGCTTATTATATATTGACTGGGCACTTTTTGAACTGGCAAGGGTCATATGCTCAAGCGTTTGGTTTAGATGTTGCCCCGAGTGGCTGTCCACAAATAAAACTATTTACGGGCCGTCATGATATTCATGTGAGTGTATAGGTAGTAACTATGAAACATTCAAGTAGAAAATATTATAAACATGGAAAACTTAGTACTTGGATGCAAGAAAAATGTATACAATGTAAAAGATTCTTACCTATGAATAAGAAAGTTCATCCAGTAAAATATTGTCCGGAATGTCGTAAAAAGTTAGAAGAGAGGCATAGTAAAGAATTTATGTTGGCTATTAGTTTACAAAGGAATAAAGAATGCCTAAGATAGTAGTTAGTGGTTGGGTTGAAGCGGGTGAAGAGCCTAAGAATAATATACCTAAAATATGCAAGTATTGCGGAACTAAGATGAAAGTAACTAATGCTTTACAGCTTATTAGAATATTACTTGTATGGTGCCCCAATAGTCAATGTAGATGGTGTTTAGAATTTGAGGAATAAATATGGTACATAGAAGAAGTAAAAGTATGTTCAGTATAAGAAACTTAGTTAGATGGATAAAGAGGAATATACATGGATAAAGATATAAGTTTATCTGGAAGGGGTATAGGTAGAGGACCACCACCAGAACCTACTAGAGTTAAGAAAGTACCAGATGTAGATAAACAAATAACAGTCTGGAATCTTATATGTACAGAAAGATATCTTCATGGTGGTGGAGATAGTGGAAGGGCTTATAATATTCGTAAAGCTTTAGACCTTCTTAGTTCTAATTGGAGAGATATATCAGAATATAAGGAGATAATATTAAATGTCAAGTAAAGATAGTAGAAAGAACTTTCCTATTAAGATAGTAGAGGAAGTATTTAGTGAGCGGGGTGGGTTATGTGGTAAATGTGGTAAGTCTCTCATGTATGGTTATCATGTACACCATAAGGATGGAGACAATACTAATATAGCTAAAGAGAATTGTCAATTACTATGTAAAGCTTGTCATGGTGGAGAACAATATATTACCTTACAGAGTCAGAAGCAAGCGATAATAACCGACCTAGATGCTCTTGTTAAGAAGGGTGTAGAAGGTGGGCTAGCCGGTGCTACTATAGAGAGACTACTTGATGCTATTAAATTAAAGCTAAGTTTACAAGGACAAATATATGATGACCCTAGTATAGAACCGCCTATAGAAACTAGAATGAAGGACTATCAAATAGTAATGGAGCATGGACTGAGAGAATATGAGAAGGGTGTTAAGGAAGGTTTAGGTAAAGGTATAGATTTATGGAAACCAGATTTTAGTACAACTATGAGTATTAAAACTGGTGAACATATAAAGGAAAAGGAGAAGGTTTCTTTATCTAAGAAAGGTTGGTGTTATTGTAAAGAACATAATGTGGATTATCCTTGTGCTAATGGATGTCCTAAGTGTGATGATGACAATGACCCATATAAACCAGATAAGGATTCAGAAGCTTTGATAATAGAGAAGAAAAAGAAGGATAGGTAAAATGGATAAACTAGAAGCTATAGCTAGAGAAATAAAGTCTCATCTTAAGGATATTGAGAACCTTATTGATGAGTTTATAGATGCTGTCGAAGATAATGAAGAATCTACTAAGCAAGAGGGATATGATAATGGCTATGAGATTGGGTATAAGACTGGCTATGGAGAAGCTGAAAAAGAGTCTAAGAGTGGGGTTGGTAATTGATGGGTAGAAAAGCTGGAAGTTTAAATAAACCTAAAGATAAAGAACCTATTAAATTGGAAACCAGAATAGAAGATTTAAAAGCTGAAAAATCTACTGATGATAAAATACCGGCTAACCATGACGCTGAAGTCTCTAGCAGTGAAGATAAAGGTTTAGAGACTATACCGGGTATTGGTCCTAAGACAGCAGAGAGGCTTAAGGAACTTGGATATACTACTCTTATTAGTATAGCTACTGGTAGGGCAGACGAGATCGGTGCTGAGATGAAGGTAGGCTATCCACAAGCTAAGGCTTGGGTTACATATGCTCAAGAAAAGGTATTAGCTAAGATGACTATGATAAACGCTATAGAGCAAGATAAGCTTAAGAAGAGTAAGCAGGTATTCTTACAAACCGGTTCTAAGGCACTTAATGACCTGATGGGTGGTGGAATAGCAAGTATGTCTAGCACCGGCTTAAGTGGTAGGTTTGCTACTGGTAAGACTCAGATATGCAATGATGCTATAGTAGATTGTTTAGGTAGGTTAAAGGAGAAGGCTATATATATAGAGACAGAGCCGGATAGCTTCCATTTGGATAGGCTAAAGGAAATAGCTAGGCTGAGAGGTCTTGCTTGTAATTGGGAAGACTTATATGTTTGCGGTGCTGATCAGATACCAACAGCTAAAGCTCAATTCTTACAATATAAACTAGTACAGAAGAAACTAGAAGCCGGAGAGAAGATAAGACTAATAGTAGTAGACAGTTTTAATGCTAAGTTTAGAGCTGGATATAGTAGGACAGAGATGCTACCAGTAAGAACTAGAGAGTTTGCAGAGCACTTCCAACTAATGGAATATCTAGAAGCTAAATATAATACAGCTTGGATGCTTACGTGTCAGACTATTGCGGCGCCTAGACCGGATCAAGGGTTGGGTAATATGATGAAGTTTGGAGATCAATTTTACCCGGTAGGTGGAGACTTAGTGTTGCATAGTATTAACACTTGGATAGCTCTCACGCAGATAAAAGTAGAATTATGGAAAGCTACTCTATACGATTCAAGTTATCTTCCTAGAGCAACTATAGATTTTGTTATAACAGCTAAAGGACTGCAAGATGGTATAAGATAATGCCAAAGAAGAAAGTAAAATCTATAGTACCTAAACCTTTTACTATATGCCCGGTTTGTTTGGGCGGTAAGATGATCCCTAGAGTACATAACTATATGAGGGATGCTCTGGGATATGTAACGGTAATAAAGTGTCCAAGGTGTAATAAGTAATGGTAAGATGTGAACAATGCGGAGTAGAATATACTAAGGGTGGTAGAATTTACAATAATCTATGTTCATTCTGTTTTCTATTTGGTGATGATTGCAGTAAGTGTCCACTTAAAAATGTTTGTAAGAAGGAAAAAGTATAATGCCACTTTATGTTGATGACCGAGAACCGGAAGAAATAGTCAAGTATCTTAGACGGTATAACTTAGCTGTAGAGGTTAAGCATATAGGGTCCGGCGATTATGTCTTTGGGGACGTAGCTATAGAGAGAAAGACTATTAGTGATCTTGTTGGATCTGTAACCTCTGGTAGTAGGCACTTCTGGGACCAACTAGATACAATGAAGAGAACCTATACTAACCCTATATTATTCATAGAAGGAGAAATAGATCATAGAGATAGATTAGCTATGGGTATATTGACTACTGTTATCCTCTTCTGGAAGTATCAGACTATATTTACTAAAAACCTTAAAGATACTGCTGATTGGCTTGCAGCTCTATTCACTAAGTACGGTATGGGTAAGACTGGTAGAATACCGCCGGCAGCAGTTATTAGGCTAGACACTCCTAAAGAGATTAGATGGGCTATGCTTCAATGTATTAAGGGAATAGGCGGTGTAGCAGCTAAGAGAATCTTAGAAGAGATACCGTATATGTTCATGATAAGGCAAGATGATGATCCCATATTGGACCCTAAGACTAGTTGGAGTAAGAAACTTAGTAAAGTAAAGGGATTAAATAAACAAGCTAAAGAGATGCTGGTTAGGGTGATAACTGAATGAATAAACTATGGAGAATAAAACAATGGTTCAAGTATGAACCTAGTATATTCTTTGATAAGTGTGTGGCTAAACTATTTCATGGTCTAGCTGAACTAACTGATAGACTAGGGTATTTAATATTTGGTAAAGTAAGATGGGAGAAAGCTAAGAGAGAACAGGCTTATAAAGATAAAGATTGTGGTTGTCAATGCGAATAAGCACTAGATTACATACATATATATACACATATATATAGAGGAAGAGAGAATGAGTATTAGTATAGATAACCAAAATATAAGAGGTAAACGAAATAGGATGTTGGAACTAGCCGGCATGCTTAAAGAAAGTAGGAGTGGCAATAAAGCTAAGTTGGAACGGATCATGGCTAGGTTCGGGATACAAGAAGGTTTAAGGTCTATAGTAGTAAAGAACTATATGAACCAGATGATAGTGGCCGGGCTAGTAAAAGTATCTGAAGGTAAGTCCCGGTGGAAGTATAGCTCAGAAGCTGAGTGGGAATTGTTCAAAGTAGCTATATAACATAAATAGTTACCCATGGTGGTGATAAATTGGTTAGGAAAAATAAGGTTAGTGTGAAATTCTCAAAGACTGAAGAGGAAGCTGTAAGTAAAACAGCTAAACCGATTCATGGTCTCTATAAGGATATACCGGAAGCTGAACAACTGAGGCTACGCAATATAGCCAAGGCTAATAGTGTACCTATGGATAAGGTAATAGCCCAATTCACTGAGGAATCAGAGACTCTAAAGAAGCAAGGTATAACCATTAACTTAGAGCGACTAGCTGTCAATGCTGTAATGAATATCTATCGAAAACAGAAAGTTAGACAGATGGCCCCAAGGAAGAAAGCTGAAACAAGTGTTATCTATGGTTTCATAAGTGGAGATAAAGGTATATGGGATAAAGTAGAAACAGTCCGTAAGCAAGTAAAGAAATTCATAGCTAAGAATGGCATACAAGCAGCGATAGAAGCACAGATGATTGACGGTGATAACAACATACTAGACCAGAGACAAAAAATCTATGGTAAGGATAACCCCAAATACCTACAGATTCTAGACCCTAAGCTCAAGGTGCTAGAACGAACCTTATATGGATTCTTTAGACATAATGGAGAAGAAACTTATAGGTACGGTTCAATACAAACAAGTGATAATAGGCTAGCTAGAGGGTGGGATAAGGTTAAGTTCTTCGTACCATGCCAAGTAACCGCTATAATCAAGGAAGAGGTAGATGATGACATTAAGCTTGCTTCGTCTAGTGCTGAGGAAACTCTAAGTATATTCAAGGCTGTCAAGGAAGATGTAGATATTAAGAAGGTCATAGATGATACATTAGAAGGTAAATGGACTGGTATTGGTAAAGTAGAGGAACACCACGAGAAGTTCAAAGATGCTTGGGACCGAAAGATATTCATTAAGGGTATAGTAGCTTGGATAGGAACTGATAGACCAACGACTTATGGTATGATAAAGATGGGTCTAATGAATCCGGACAATGAAGATGAACTAGTGATAGTAGAGATACCAGAGCAGATAGCAATAGATTTTGGTGATCTTAGTGAAGTGTACGTCTTTGGTCAGACTAAGAGATCCAAATACTATGATGACAATAAAGAGCTAGTGGATGGCGATGTAGCTATTAGTGCTACCGGGATATTCGTAGTAGTACCAACACCGAGAGAAGGAAGCTCTACAGACAACTATGAAGAGAAAGTAGTTGATGGCTGGATGGAATAATAACCATCCATTTTATTGCTATTTCATAAGATTAAAATAGTATATAAGTAATTTAAGGATATGAAATAATAATTGTTCAATAATGTTGAACATATATAAATAGGAGTAAACAAGAATGACTAAGATAGGAATAGTAACTGCTGAAACTCTTATGGTTAAGAATGCAGATGGTGTAGAGATACCAACCGTAGTTCTAATTGGTAGGGATGAGAAGGGTAATAAGAAAGCATGGAGAAGTATATTCTATCCGTATCTTTACGTTACTGAAGAAGATTATAAAATGATTAAAGAGCAAGATGAATACTCTTTAACTAAGTATGTAAGAGAGACTGTAGGTGTTAGGGCTAGGACGCTAACTAAGAAAGCCTTAACTAAGATATTCCTTAAGGATAGTAAATATGTAACCGGTCTAGTTCACTTTCTAAGGAAATATAATAAGGTTACTACTGGAGAGCCTATGTATACTTATGAAGGTGATCTGTCTGCTCCAACGATGCTTCCTATAAGATTCTTAATAGATAAGAAGATTAAGTCCGGTGTAGAGATAGATGATGATGGTAAGCTTACTCCTATAGATATGAATATTAAGCTTAGAAAGTGGTATATAGATTTTGAAGCTCTATCTAGTAAGCAGTGCGGTTCCGGTCCTAAGAAGGATGAGTCTATACCAATAGTAAGCTATTATGATAACTATGTAGATACTCTTTATACTCTTTATGTCATTAATCCTAAGTGGAAGACTGAACCGGTGTTCACTAAAGTGAACGGTAAGCATTGTATATTAAGCTTTAAGTCTGAAGCTTTAGTCTTAGATGCTTTAAGAAGTATGGTAGAGGACTATGACCCGGATCTATTTACTGCTTGGAACCTAGACCGGTATGATATAATAAAGTGGACCCAAAGAATGACAGCTAATAACCTAGACCCTAAAAGTCTAAGTCCATTCCGTAGTTTTAGTTGGAAGAGAATACCCTACCGTATTAAGGGTAGAATACTATTTGACTTAATGAAAGCATTTAAGAGGTTTACAGATTCGGAATTAAGGTCTTATGCTCTAGGAGCGGTTAGTGAAGAGGAAGGACTTAATATAGATAAGATACCACTTAAGAAGTCTATACAGTGGATATGGGATAATGAACCGGGAATATTATTCCAGAGGAATGTTAATGATGTTCTTATTCTTAAAGCTCTAGATGATAAGTATGAACTAGTAGAGATGTTTGATGACCTTAGAAAAGAGTTTGGAGCATTGTTTAGTGAGGTACTACTTAACTATAGGGTATTAGATACAGCCCTAATGAGATTTATAAATAACAAGATAGTCCTTAAGACGTCCTTTAAAGCTCCAAAGAATAGAGAGTCTTACCTTGGGGCGTTAGTAATAGAACCTAAGCCCGGAGAATATGGTTATATAGCTCAGTTAGACTTTAACCGAGAATATCCTAGTCTAATGAAAGCTTTTAATATCTCTCCAGATACTTATAGAGAGCCGGGCTTTAAGGGTCAATGCTATACTATAACTTATGGTGATAAGATATTCAAGTTTGCTAAGAGTCCTAAAGGGCTATTGGTACAATTAATAGACTTTTTCTTTAATAAACGAGATGAGTATGAGAAGTGTTATCAAGAGGCTGTGAAGAGTAAAGATGAAGTCAAGATTAAGATGTGGTACCGAAAGGTATTTAATATTAAAAAGATGACCAATGCTATCTATGGTGTAATGGACTATCCTTCTTTCCGTCTATATAGACAAGAGTGTTCGGCTGCTGTTGCTATCTTAGGTAGGATAGGAGTTGAACAGATAGAGCTAATACTTAAAGGATATGGGTATGAACTAATATATGGAGATACAGATAGTAGTTTTGTTAAACTAAAGAGTAAGGATAAAGAGAATGCTGTCAAAGAAGCTAAGGATATTGCAGATAAGCTTAATGATATGCTATCAGAATACTTTAAGAGGGCTTATGGTTTACCTTCAGCTCCAAGTGGTTTAGGTGTTAAGAAGGTTTATGATTCATTCCTTTTAATAGCTAAGAAGAACTATGCAGGACGATCCTTTTGGGATGAGAAGAAAGGATACAAAGTGGACTATGACATGAAGGGTTTAGAGTCTATCAGATCCGACAGTAGTGATATAGAAAAATATGCTATTGAAACTATAGTAAAGTTTGTTTTGAATGGTGATAGGAAAGGTGTAGATATTACAAAGTTTGCTGTGTTAGATAGGGTTAAGCATAAAGATTATACTCCATTAGAAGTGGCTTACCCATTACAACTTAGAGGGAAATTAACTGACTACCCCAAGATAGATAAGAATGGTAGAAAGACAATGCCATCACATGTTAAGGCTAGTATATACTCTAATATGTTTCTTAATACAGACTTTGATATTGGAGACAAGCCTAGACGGTTACCGATAGTCTTAGATAAAAAGAAGAGGATAGTAAAAGGACAAAAGAGTCTATTTGATGAAGAGATATTCCCTACAGAGTTTAAGTGGAAAGGTTCTAAGTGTTATCTTAATGGTATAGGTATTACAGAAGATTTGGATATACCTAAGTGGTTCATGGATAGAATCTCATGGGGGCATATCTATAAAAGATTACAGAAAAAAATTGATAAAATTATAAGGTTGATAAAATGAACTATATTAGCTTAGGTAATGGACTACTTTCTACTGGAATTAGGGTATATAAAAGGGTTAGAGTAAATCATCGTCAAGTATATAAGCTAGTTTCTTGGATTGATAAACGTTGTAAATGTGGTAAATTTGTTAGAAAGAATAGTAGTTCTAATATTTGTAAACATTGCTCATTAATAAAAAGAACCATTAGATTAAAAAAATATTCTAAGAAATATTTTAAAGAGAAGTATAAAGATAAAAATTTTAGATTAAAAAGAAAAATACAGTGGAGAAGGTGGTATAATGAAAATACCAAATAAGAACCTTATTGCTTACTTAAGTTATCCTTTTAGTAAAAACCCTAAAGGATTGACTGAAGAGGTTTGTGTCTATGCTAAGAAGATTATGGAGAAGTTCCCTAATATGTTTATTATAGTACCGCATACCGCTGTAGATATTACTATGTTTGGACCGCCTAGAGAGAAAATTACTGACTATGAATTGAGGGATCATAGTCTAGCGCCGCAGTTAGAGTTTACTATATTAAGTAAGATAGATGTCTTTATTCAAGGCGTACCAGATAACCCAACGGTTAGTGCTGGTTGCATCTGGGAACATGCGTTTTGTTTATGGTTAAACACTTGGAGAAAAAGAAAAATAATAATAGTAACACTCAAGGAAATACTAAAAGGAATTGAAGATTAATGAACCATACAAATTTGAGAAGATATAATCTTAAAGGAGAATTAGTTAGTTGGAGACAGAAGAAATGTAAATGTGGAAGATTCTTAGGTATGAAACAGAAAGAATATTGTTCTAAATGTAAGAATGGGGCTTATAATTCATATTATAAATTAAAGGGTAGAGTTCGTCATAATAGTAGTTTAAAGGTAGGAGATTATGTTTAAAATGAATACAGAAGAGATGGCTGAGAAACTTAGAGGGTTTATAGAACCATTAATTCGGTTGTTTATAGATAGGAACAAAGCCTATTCTGGTGAAGAGTATTGGGCATCTAATTTTGTTAGGAATGCTAAGTTAATAGAGGATTTAGACTTAAAGCAAATAATAGATAAGCCCTATGGGGTAAGTATAGACTATGTTGTTAAAAAGATTGAGCGGTTAGTTAATGAGCTTAAGCTCTATAAGAATGATGGAAGAATACCTACGCATGCTTCAGACTCTATTAGGGATAGTATAGTCTATCTCTTTATAACATATATGCTGTTAAAAGAGGCTGAGATAATTGAATAGAAGAAAGATAATAGAACTTCTTAAAGGATTAGAAAAAGAAATATGTAACCCTAGAACTTGTCCGGCTATGAAGTATGAGGACTGTGTGATATGCAATATTCATAAGATAGTAAATGATATACTGAATGAGTTGAATGGTTCTTAATGCCATATATTCTTAAGGAGCATAGAGAGAAGTTTAAAGATATAATAAATCTCTTAGTAGCTACTCTTAATGAGGACCATGAGAACTTAGCCGGAAATCTTAATTATGTTATTAGTACACTCCTTAAGAGGCTGTCTAAGGAACTTAGATATAAAAAGGCTAATGAGCTTATGGGTGTAATAGAATGCGTGAAGCAAGAATATTATAGAAAAATAGTAGGTCCATATGAGGATGAAGCTATAAAACGTAATGGGGATATTGAGTAATGGTTAGTCAAGAACAAAAAAAGAGTTACTATCAAAAACATAAAGATGAGAGAAGGAAATACCGTCAAATACATAAAAAACAACTTAATGAATATTATAGAAAATACTGTAAAGAGCATAAAGAGAAAAAGGCTGAATATAGAAAGAAGAACTATCAAAAACTTAAATTAAAGGTTTTTGAGAAACTTGGTAATAAATGTTTTAATCCCTATAATTTATTCCATCCAGATTGGTGTAATGATTCTAGATGTTTACAGATAGATCATGTTAATGGTGGTGGGGTTGAAGAGCATAAAAGGGTTAATGTTTATAAATTTTTAAAGAGGGTCTTAGTTGATACTAATGGGAATTATCAATTACTTTGTGCTAACTGCAATTGGATAAAACGATATGAAAAGGGGGAAACTAATTATAAGAGATAAGTTTCTAATAGAGAAATATCTATTGCTTAAGATCATACGAAGATACCCAGATTCTACTAGGTATCAGTTAATGTTGCGTATGAATAAATATTCGTATGGTCAGTCTATTACAGCTTTCTATTCTCTATTTAGAGGCTTAGAGGGCAATGAGTTAGTTAAGTCTATTCCTCAAACCAGTAGTCTAGGAAGATGTAAACTAAAAAAGAAATCATATTTAATTACCATTACCGATAAAGGTATTAAGACCCTAACAGAATTAGAGTTTAAAATAAGGTCCGTTTTATTCGTAAGTGTTTAATAGTAAGAACGCTTAAATAAGCAAAACTGTAAGTAGATAATAGGGATAATTATGACAACCTCTATAGATGCTTGTAAAAAGAAACATCAAGAGATATTATGGCCTACCGTAAGGATCCGGGCAGAGAAAGCTTGGGGTTCTGGTACAGTTATCTATTCTGGTAAGATTGGGGCCGGGCAGTTTGTAACCTATGTAATAACATGCCATCATGTCATAGCTGATAATATTAAGATAGAAAAGAAATTTGATCATAGAGTTGGTTACGACATAAAGAGAGAAAATAGAGTGCCTGCAGAGGTAGAGTTTTTCTACTATGAAAACTTATCTAAGTGCGGTGGTATAGCTGGATCTTGTAAAGCTGATATAGTAGCATACGATGAAGACGGTGATATAGCCTTGCTAGAATTAAAGAGGACTGTTGAAGTAGATCCGGTAGCGACTTTATTCCCTCTTGATAAGGTAAAGGAGATTCATGTGTTTGATGATACGTGGGCTTGTGGTGCAGCTCTAGCACATGAACCAATAACCACTAAGGGAATAATAAACTTTATGAATGAAATACTAGATAACGGTATAGAATACTGGATGTCTAGTGCTCAGATTATCTTTGGAAACTCTGGTGGATCTATATTCAGGTATAGCGAAGAGCGGGACAAGTATGAGTTTCTAGGTATACCGGCTAGGATAAGTATTAGTATGAATGGCTTCAGTGCAGATCCAATAACGCACATGGGGTTCTTTGTACCTATCACTAGAATATATAAGTTTCTAGATGATAACTTCTATAGCTTTATACACAACAAGGAAGAAACATATGAGTCTTGTAAGGCTAAGAGGGAAAAGTACGTACTAGAGAATGAGAAACTATTATTGGCTAAGTTTGGCGGTGCCCCAGAAACAGAAGACCCTAAGAGACGCCCGCCTCAAATACATCCTTAATATAATAGACTAAGGGTATCTTTATGGGGATTAGAGACGGCAAATGCGACTCTTGTGGGGACGATGTTCCTCTCCTTTTTCCTATAGCAGTATTAGATGAATTGCCTACCGGTGGAGAAGGAATGGTTCAGAAATGGTATTGTCTAGATTGTAGAGAAGACATGGAAGAGAACTATGAACCGGCCCCAGAGAAGGATGAAGATGAAGATAAGGATGAAGAAGAGGAAACTTTCTATTTAATAGGTTTTTAAGTTGTGGATGGATAGGTTTATTAATAACCTTAATATCCTTTGGTGTACATTACTTATATATGAGATGAAATCTTTGCTCGATCTGGGCAGAGTATATTAAAGTATAGGAGATTAAAATTATGGACACTCGTAAAAAGCTAGTCGAAGCGAAAGAGACTGATGAAGAGATAAAACTCTTTATGGATCAATGTGCTAAGCAGTACCATCCATTCGTTGAGCGATGGGTTAAGAACTTCCCCTCAGATACCTTGAAAGAGGCTATTGGTGCAGCCGGTGCAGAACCAGAAATTGGTGCTGTAGTTGGTCAGACCGTTGGGGATCAAGCGGCTTATGCTACTAGGTCAGTTGTCGGTTTAACGGTATTCAAGACCCTAGAGATATTCAACTCAGTGATTAGAGGTTTTACAAGATACCTAGATGATAGTTTCGTACGCAAGTACGTTACTGATAGTGTTATCTTTAAGATACCACTGGTTGAGTATAGAGAACTTGCCGCTGATATTGCTGTAGCTGAGTTCCCGCATACGGAAAAGCTTATAGATTATGCGACGGTTGATCTTTCTGGTCCAGAGTCAGAGAAGGGTGCTAAGTGCACTTGGACAAGGGCTTTGCTGGAAGATATAACCTTTGATGTGCAGGCCGAACTAATGGAAGGTTTGGGCCATGCTATTGCCGTAAGGATGAATGTAGACATTATAAAATGTTTACTGGGTCTAGGATGGGTTAATGGTGTACATCAAACAACTGCATTGCAGGCTGCATATGTGGCTAAGATGCCGTATGGTGCACTTAGAACAATATCTGATCCTATAACATGGGCACAATTTCTAGCTGTTATTGGGGATGTGGATATTGGTATCGAAGTAGACGATACAGCTATGGTTGGTATTGGTGATGGATATGATCTAAAGACTGCAGAAACTTTCATTACTCATAAGACCTATGGACCAGCGGACTTCTTCCTCTGTAGTCCTGAAATTTACTGGCAACTACTTAATATCATACAACTCACAAACGTTTTGTATGAAGGTAGCACGGACCCAGTAAAACTTGGTAGAATCAAGTTGGCTCTAGGAGTAACTATTATTAAGTGTGGTATGATGCCGAAAGGTGTCTGTATAGCACTGAATAGTGAGAAAGCTGTCGGTCTGGTTACACGCAGAACACTGAAGATTGAACCCATTTTATTCCCAGTGTGGAATGAGTATGGTTTCCTTGGTTCAGTAAGATATGGTGTAACAGTCTTATATCCGGGCGCTATCCAAATAGGATGCGTTGCGAATACCTTCGAAGCTGAAACAACTTAAGTAGGTTGAATGTCTAGTGGACAATAAACCTAACTTTCCCCTTCTTTCTTATAAAAATATTTCTGGTAAGAGTATAGTAGAGATAGACGTAAGTTTATTAATACCCATAACATCTTTACATCTTACTGATAGTATTGCTTATCGTACTTCTAAACGGTTTATGGATCTTAAGACAGATATAGAAAAGAATGGTATTAGAGAACCAGTAATTGTTATGTATGAGTTTCTAGGTAAGATTAAAGGTAAATATACTGTCTTAGAGGGTATTCATAGATATACAATAGCCAAGTTGCTAGGATATAAGACTATGAAGTGTGTAGTCCAAGAAGGAGAATTAGATTGGAGAAGTGGCACTTTAATACCGCCTAAGAGGATAAGTAAACAATGATATATTATTTTAGTATAAGCAAACTTAGTCATTTTGAATTTTGTCCTAAGAGAAGTAAGCTTGAGCTTTTTAATCAAGTGGGGGAGATTAAGGGAAACTTAGGCGCTGTGGCTAGAGGTAATAGACTACATTATTTATATAGTTATCCGAATAAGGGATTTGATAGAATCTTAGTTAGGCTTAAACTTAAGAATATGAGTAATGTAAGCAGAGGTAGAAGTGTATTCCAGAAGCAAGTAGACAATATTATAGTTATAGGAATGTATGATGATCTTAGAGTAATAAGGGATATTGGAACAAATAAGAAGTATTCTATTATAATAGAGGTTAAGACCACATCTAAGAAGTATATGTGGAGTCGAGAGATTAAGGCAGCAGTGAAGCAGCTTCAATTGTATATGTGGTTGCTAAAAGAGAAACTAGAGGGTCTGGGCTTTCCTTTATGGGTAAGGTCATATGTAGAGATATACAGTCAAAAGACTGGTTATCTAATGAAGTCTATACCGGTAAAGTATGATGATGATATAGAAGACTGGATAAGGTATGTGGTAGAATGCTTTAAGGGATTAAAGAAAGTGTCTCCACCGTCTATAGGTGTGTGCAAGACTTGTCCAAAGAATGTTAAATTAGCTTGTTCATGGTATTCTTTAATGAGGAAGTCAAGTGCCTAAGAATAAGAAATTTAGAGATATAGAGTTTGGTAAGCTTATAGTTAGGTTAGACTTTAATAATTCTATAATCTACTTAGAAACTGCTAATCATAAACTAGTAGGATCAAGTGAATGGTTCATAGATAAGAAAGAAGTGGATATGTTTGTATCAGACTTTGGAATAGAATCTAGATATAGAGGTAAAGGTTATGGTAACTTTCTCGCTAGAATATTAATAGACCTAGCTAGACTATATCATCTTAAGACTATCACATTAATAGATGGTTCCACTCTAAAAGGGTTCTGGCAACATTTAGGGTT